ACAGATTTCAGCGGCTTTTGTCTCGGCGCTTTTGGCCTGTGCTTCCAGTTGCTGAATCCGGGTTTCGGCTTCGGCATACTTCTCCTTTGCTTGCGCGAGGTCGTGGTTTAGCTGCTTTTCCATTTCACGGGCAGCATTCAGATCATTGGTCAGGGCAGTGATGCGGCCATTGGCTTCTTCCAGCATTTGACTAGCTGCACCCAAGTCGCCTCGGACGGCCTCGATCTCGTCGAGCGATTTAGTGTGGGCTCCAAGAAGGTTGGCATAAGCCTCGCGAGCATCCGCAAGGGTGTTCAGTTGATCTTCGGTTACGAACTTCATGCCCGTGGTTTCTTGTCAACCGTGCGTCGGACTAACTCGGCATAGGTGTCGGCGTAAGTGCCCACATAATCGACGAGGTTCGCCTCCTTGGCCTTGCGACCGATAAAGGTTTGACCGCGCATGGCATCCGGTCCGATGTTGCGGTGCTTCATGATGTGGTCGCGAAACTGAGCAAAGTATATATCGACCATTTCCTGGAGGTGGACACGGTGCGCATCTGTAAACGATGGTGGCCATGTGGCATCCTTTAAATCGCCTCCGGTATGAGTGATGTAGGCTGGCTTCCATCCCTGCTGTTCCCATGCCCCGGACACATCCACAAGCGGCAGAATGGTGCCAATGCTCCCAACCTGCGCCGAGGGAGCCATCGCGATGAAGTCGGCTCCGGCTGAAAGGGCGTATGCGGCCGAGGCTGCCAGTTCATCAATCCAAACAGCTTTCGGAGCTTTGATACGGGCCAACAGGTTTGCCGTCTCGACATTCCCCGCCGCCATGCCCCCGGGTGAGTTCACATGAAAAAGGAATCCTCGGGCACCATCCTCCGCCGCGATCTGGACCTCATCCTCGATCTGCTCATAGCTGGTGTTTCCACAGGAGCGTTCGATCTGGCTTAGGTGCCGCCCCAAGGTTCCCGTGATGTGAACATGGGCGATGCCGTTATTGTCGATCTCGGCATCTGGTCTCGGGTTCACAAACGGTGAGAGATCCAGATTGCCAGCCTCAGCGAAAATCCGGCTCTTAACAATCTGGTGCAGGGCAAGCCAGCCGTCGCTGGTAATGTTCCATGCGGACCTGTATAAGGCGTTGGTAATGTGGGCGAGTCTCATGACTGAAAGTGGGACGAGGGGCAGGAATCGAACCTGCGTTGTCGGGTTATGAGCCCGACCGAATCCATATCACCCTCGCGCATCTTCCTCTTTCGCGCTGTCAACTGGTGGCTCCGTGCTAAGGACCATCTGGGTACCACTCGGCTTCCATAGCATTGAGACCGGAACCCCGTATTTTCCTGCAGCATCCAGAATTGCTCGGGCATCCTGTGCCCGGCGCTCCAGTTCCTCCCGGAAATCCATGCCAAGTTCCTGATAGTGGTCGGAGACCGTTTTTAGACCCGTCTCCACATCGGCCCGATTCTGTTGAGCCTCGCGGCCGGCGTCGACCGTAATGCGGCGGGGCGTTACCCATGCCACCTTGTTCCATCCCTTCATCGGAGGCAGGTCGCCACGGTCAATGGCATCTCCGATCACCCAGCCCCACGTCGGACGCAGGAACCGTTGAATCAGGATCAATTGCCGGTAGGAAAAGCGGCGGTCGGCCTTGGCCACAATCAACCGGACAGAGGCACCGCCCACCTTCGTTGGATCGAGGACGAACTCGTAAGGCAGCACACCCGCGCTGGAATCCCGCTTCAGATGCTCCAGGAAGCCAGTAAACACCGGACTTGGCCTGTTGGACTGAAAACTCTCCATCGACTCGCCCGGTTTCAGGGCAACCACCTTCCCGCCGACAATCTTTTGGATCGCAGTCGGATCGGTCTGTTCTGCCAATTCGCCCGTATCCGGTGAAACCCGAAAATCGCCATCGTCCTCGAGGGTGCCTTCCTGACGCTTGATGATCCGAGAGACATCCTGGTTGTCCTTCACCGCATGCTTCTCGAGCGCGAGCATTTCCATCTCGTCCAGGATGTGATTGATCGAGTGCTGCAGGGTCGGGTGATTGCGCGCTCCGCTTGCAAACTCCGGTTCAAAGACATGCATCACCGCGTTGGCATAGACCGGGCGGTAACTCCCATCATCCTGCTGAACCATGTACGCCAAAGGCGCTCCGAATTCATCGAAGAGCACACCATCAATGGAATCCGGGTCATCGGCTCCGGAGCCCACGCGGTGCGATTCCACCAGCTGGATGCGGGCGCGACCGAGGCGATCACGCACCTTTAGGACAAAGTATTCCCCGTCCACGTCGATGCCCCGGCACACAAGGTTCTGGCACTCCTCGAAGGAAAACCTGTTGGTGATTTCGGGGCGGTTGGCCCAGCGCTCGAAGTAGTCCTCCGCCGTGCGGTTCCAGTCCGGATCTGCCGATTGCGCCTGTGGACGAATGCCATCGCCGGTTGAGTAGATCGCCATATCGCCCACAACCTCACAGTGCCATGTTAATTAGGCGCGGCCTAGTTTAGCTGCGATTCCGAGCCTTCTAAAGAAATATCTTGAAATATTTGCCCGTTTGAGCGATCATAAGATTAAAGGATTGGGCTTTTCCCGGTCGACGCGGGGGCATTGGAGTAATTCCGGTGCCCCCGAGTTATTTTTAGGCGGGAAAACTCTTCCGCTCTACGATTTTAGATGTCAGAATATCATAGGCTCGGTTCTGTTGTTCAGGCCTCAAGTATTTAAGGGCGAAGGGCCTTGCCGCCAAGTCCACCAATTGCAATCCACCTGAGTTGCTTTTCTTATCTACGAAGCGGTGGTGAAAGTAAATTTTGGAGAAATCGACTGATTTATATCCCCATGTTGATTGACCATTCTTTATCCTCAAGAATTCCAATTCCAGTTGGTTGTCTTCCTTGGCTCCTCTGCTCTCAAAAAGAATGTGGCAGTCTTTGCTGTCTTCGCCGTGGCGGCTCAAATAACCAAGGCTTCTCTCCATGCAGAACAACAAGGATATTTCATAAGGATTATAGGGGTTCGCATAGCGGCTTTTCAGCTTAACCTTATCAATCACTGAAATTATAAACCGCATATCAGAGGCTGCGATGATATCATTCAGACTTTGGTAGAATTCGTTTCGGAGTTTCGGGCTTGTTCGAAGCAAAGCAAATTCAAGCCTTTCCTTTCGTATGTCGCTTTCATGGAAAATGATCTGATCGTGACCCCATATTTTGAATTTGAGGTCGGTGAAGGGCCGCACGACCTGATCAATGTAAAGGTCTTTTCGGATGATTCCAAATACCAAAGCAAATATAGGAAACTGGGGATCGATTGAGACTAGTCCGTGGTCCCCGCTCTCATCTGCAAAAATAATGTAGTCTGAAAAATTCACTGATGGCCGATCGTAATGATTCAACCATTATTCAAATCTACTAGAAAGGCGCCAGCAAGGCTATTTCTGCAAATACCCCACAAAGCCCGTAGCAGAGGTCTTGAGCGGCTTTCCGTAGGTCGCTGGGGCTAGTTTCTGGAGAGCTTTCTGACAGGCCGCTATGATTGTATGGATCTCGTCAATGCGGCGCTTGGTCACGCTCGAGCCATCATTGGCATAAGCGGCGAGGGTCTTCTTTAGTTCAACCTTCTGGACGGCGAGGATTTCCTCGACCTCGGCAACTGTGAACCCTACAGAATAATCAACTCTGCTCATATACTGAACATCGGATGTCAATCGAACTGCCAAACCGCTTCTCCGCCAACGTCACTAGGGATAAAATCCAAGGATATCTTCTAAATACCGATAAAATGCCTGGTGCAGCAAAAGCGCGGTTCTTTCTGTCTCTTGGCTTTCGCCCGGAGCAATGGCGGACCTTAGAACGCGCCCTCATTGAACACGCACAGATTTGCCCGGTGGTTAAGGTGGTTGAATCCGCCTACGGCAAAAAATTCGAGGTTCGTGGACCGCTAAATTGCCCAGACGGCCGGTCTCCAAAGGTTTGCACTATTTGGCAACTGGATAAAGATTGTCTTGAGCCGCGGCTAATTACAGCCTATCCTTCAAATGATGATTAAAGAACATGAAAGCGTCGTGCTTGCACGCGACTTGCCACAGGAGCACTTACAAAGCGGCGATGTAGGTGTTGTCGTATCCGTGCATGGCAATGGACAGGCCTATGAGGTCGAATTCATGACTTTGGCTGGCAAGACGCTAACAGTGGTTACTTTGGAGGCGGATGACATTCGCCCAGTCAATTCCCGCATGCTTCCGCACATGCGCGAAATTGCCGTATAATTGCATCCTACTGCGATTCTTCCGTTTCCGTATTCACCTCAACGCTCTCACGTCCGATGATCTTGAGCATGGTCGCGCCAACGACTTGGAGACATTCGGCATCAAAGAGGTGATTCGGGCGGTTTCCGATCTGGACCCACATCCATTTGTCGCCCTTCTTGATACGGTGCTCAGATTCCATGTGCAGGAGATATTCCTCGGGGATGTCCTCGGGAATTTCCCAAGGGGGACTGCCATCCTGATTTCGGCGCAAGCGCGCAAGCGTGTCCTTCAGGTTTAAGTTCGACCAGTAATGCATACGGCAAATCAGGCCGTTGGCGACATAGACCTTGCGAACTGGGGAGTAGAATCGCTGAACCCTGCGACCGGGTCCCACTTTGTGCATAAAAGTCGGGCGATGGTCGCCCATAAGAGCTGTCCAGCCATGACTGGCACACTGCCGATATACCTCGTAGCTGTTGTAACCGGCGTCCACAAATACAAGGCTTCCATGGATTTCAAAGCGCGCCTGTGCCCGCTCAATGTCCTCCCACGTTAGAGCCCGTTCGCACCATAAAAGCCGCGAAGAGCCATCGGCACCCCATGCCCGGACAACCAGCCAGAAGTGATCCATCTGTACGTCGACCGTGAGGAAGCGCAATGGGACACATGTCAGATGATCAACCGGTTCATCCACCACAACATTTCCAGAAGTCAGGAACCCCTCCCCTGCCCACGGATCGCCCATCCGGTAGCCGCTGCGGGTAATATCGGCTTTGAAGTCCTCCACATATTCCCTCCAAGGGAGTGCGAGGCGCTTCTGGTAGAACTGTTGTAGGAGTGTCGTATCTCCCTGCCTCGCGGCGGCCTTTGCCCGGAGGTATAACTCAGCCAACTTGCCCCATGACATTGCACAAAGCGCGTTCCAGTGAAACCCAACGTTCTCCAAAGAGGCATTTGGATTGGTGCGAACAAATCTGCCTGTTGCGTTTAATTGCCGCCGCACAGCATCCGAATCCGGGAAGTAGTGGTTGCACTCGCAGCAGCGCATGGAGGTGGTCGCTCGAACCTCCGTAAAATCCCATTCTCCATCGGCTCCACGGGCGGATTTTGACCATTCGAGGTTCTCCCATTCGAAGGGCTGCCGGTGGCCACATTCCGGACAGGCAAATGTCCACTCGCGCATGTCTGTGGTTTCAAACTTACGGTGGGTATCATCATTCTCCTCGCCGCCTTGGGACATGAAGATGCACTTCCCCAGCCACCCGAACGCGGTCACGCGGGCCTCTGCTTCGGCCATGTGCCCTGTCGGCCATCTCCACGTTTCATCACCAATTAACCAGCGAATGGAGCGGCGCTGAAGGTTCGTCTTATTATGCGCCCCGAGAATCCAAAGCGTCATGCCATTGGCGAAGTGGATTGTGTGGTTGCGCTTTTTATGAGGATTTTTCGGGAACAGTTTTTTAACCGCTTCACATTCGTCGAAAAGCTTTTGCAGCCGTGACTCCGACTGGTCCTTTGCATCTTCATTTGTTGCGCTGAGCCAAAGAGTCGGGCCGGGCTGATTCGGGATGATATAGCAAATCGCCAATTCAGCAACGGTGGTCTTACTCGCCTGTACGGCTGCGATAATACTAACGACTTTCACCTTGGTGTCAGCAATGGCTTCCAGTGGTTCCCGGACCCAAGGGGAATGATCGCTCCTGAACCGTACTGGCATCGGCGAGTACGGAATCGAATCAATGTTCTCCTCAGCCCATTGCCAGGGCGGTATCACTTCCGGTGGCTTCCAAGCATCCCGCCAGATATCGCTCAGCGGGTCTATGTGTCTGACTTTTTGGATGCTCATTCAGTATGGAGAATTTCATATGCCTCATGCAGGGCATGATTGAGTTTCTGACGGATATCGTGGGCATCCAAGCCACTTAAAATGGGAGGCAGTTCGTTGAGAAAGCGGCTCTCAAGCAGGCTACGGGCTCGGGCGACTTTCGTTATCCACTCCTGCCTGACCGATTCCAGCGAGACCACCGTTCCCTGTTTCATTGCCAAACGCAATTCGCGCTCCTCGATGTCCACCAGTAGACGCCGAGCTTTAAGCCCCTCTTGATTTGCCCCAGCAACGTCTTTGCCTCCTTTGAGTCCGTTTAACCTGACAAACTCTCGCCACGCGGTGACATCATGCTGGCCATTTGGAAGTGGCTTGGGCGAGCCATCCATCTTTTTCCAGATGTTGACCGTTCGCCTGGTCACCCCGAGAATTTCCGCCAGTTCGACAATCGTCTTGGCGTAGGCGGTCGTCTTGGAACTGCCGGAGGCCCGAGCCTCGATCAGAGCCCGCTCAGCTGTGGTCAGGGTTCTGCCCGCACCGACTTTTCGAATCAGGTTCTCAAAATCTTTGTTGAGGACCTTCTGCGCAGCCTGTTCATCAAAATTTTGCTGTTCCACATCCGGATTACTTCATGAGGAGCCAACCGGCAAATTGAAGGTGCCGGTAGACCAGTTCATAGCGGACAAATCCCACCCTTCGGAACAGTGCTTCATTCTCGGCCACGGTCTGGGGGAACATCTGACCCCGCAGGGCAGCCGACTTGTTTAGCACTTCCTGAGGACTGAGGCCATTCTCCAGCTTCATGTCCCAATAGAGCGACTGGGTCATGTCCTGAAACTCCGGAATGCTGCCGAGAACCTTCTCCACCACGAAGAAGCCGCCCCCACGCTTGAGGGAGTCATAGCATACGGACAGTACCGTTTGCTTGGCTCCTGGACGCAGAAACTGGAGGGTGTAAAGGGATACTCCGTAGTCATGCCCGCTGATTTGGGTGAGCATCGAGAGGTCACAGAAATGAACGTCCACCCCCTTGGCCTTGGCCTGCTGGATCATCGCGCGGGAGTTGTCGTAGCCGATGACCTTGATGTCCTTTTTGGGATTGCGGGATTGGATTCTCAGCAGGGTCTCTCCCGTGGAGGCCCCAAGGTCGATCACCGTTCCGCCATCCTGCAGGAACCAGTCGCCGAAACTCGCCGCCAGATCCTGAATCCGATCATAGTCCGGCACACTCTTTCGAACGTGCTCATCGAAATGCGGGGCGACCTTCTCGTCGAAGACCCAGTTGCTGCGGGTTGTCTCAATGCCTTGTCCGGCTTCCATGCCGGGTAAGCTGGTGTCAACGAGTCTAGCGCAGTTGGACTTTCTTCTGTGAGAAAGCAATCACCTCATGAACCTGCTCTATAGTCACTCCCGGAAACCACTTTACGAACTGCTGAGGTGTGGAACCAGCAACAAGATTTTCAAAGAGTGCAGTGATGGGAATTCGGGTCCCACGAAACACCAAGGCTCCGCTGACCTTGTCCGAACTTCGTTCGATTGCACTGCATTCATCCCATCGCATTTTTTACTATTATGAGTCACTTTTGAAATAATTCAAGTATGAATCAGCTCGGTAGCATCATCAGTTCCTGATCGGTTACCCGGACCGCCCCGATGCCGTACTGGGCGTACATTCCCCGTGTCATGGGATTGCTCTCCAGACCGAAATATCCGCCTTTCCCGTACTTTGGGAAAATGCGGTTTTTTAGCAGATGCTCCTTGATCTGGTGTGGCCGGGCACTGATCGGTCCGGTTCGCTCCGCGCCCGGTCTTGTCGTCGCTTCGCTCCTCGGAACCGCGAAGTAGGCATCCATTGGCGACCAGTCGGTTTTCTCAGCGATCCGCTCAAGGGTAGCTTCCCGGTACCGGTCTGGCCGAGCGGTGATGAGAATAACCTGATGCGGGCGCAGAAGATCGACCAGCCACTGCCGGTACTCCTCCTGTTCAATCTGCCGGATAAAGGGCCGGATGGGCGGTGTGCCGTGCTTCGGTGAATTCCCCACCAGCGTGTAATTGAGATCCAACAGATAAATCATTGCATTGCCGATTTAGGATTGCCGATTGTTGATTTGCCGGAACTCGGACGAAGGTGGATTTTCAATCGCGTCTCAAACGCGGTTATCGCCTCATTTACCAAGCCCATTCTGGTGCCATCCGGATATGGCAGATCAAATTCAAATTCAAGAGCCGCCCTGAGCCGATCCCTGTCGACTGGCAGGGCGTGGGCGCATGTAGCGGTGATGTTATTACTCATCTCCCTTACTTTGACGGAGCGAAAGAAGGGAGTCCAGAGCTGATGGAATTCATTTTGCGTGTGGTACTTTTGGACCTTCGGTTTATCCTGAAAATCCCCGATCCGGATACCGGTCTCGTAGTCCAGACGGAAGGCGATATTTGCCGAGTTGGACTTGTTCAAAAAGGCTTTCCCGTTTACCTGCTTCCAGCCGGTTTCGCTCACACTGGAAGCGCAGGCATACACCTTTGTTTCAGGACGACAGAGCGCCTGTAGGATCACCGCAATGTGCTCGCGATCCGATAGAAACGGGACCGAGTTGAGGACACTCGCCAAAAAGATCGAGGTCCATTCCCTCCCCTCCTCTACCGCCTTCAAGAACTCCTTGCAGATGGCCAGACTCTTCTCCTTGTCGATATCGGATCGGGTGATGTGGTATGGCTCAAAAGCCGCCACCTCAAATCCAGCCGCCCTGAGTATCTTGGTTTCAGTAAGATGTCCTGCTCCAAAGTCCAGAATGCGAGTGCCGTGTTCGCGGATCCATGCCGCCTTCTGCTTGGCGTTGAAGATATCAAAGGTATGACAGGCGCTGCACCATCCGGTTCGATCTTCCATGCCTGGAGGTTCACGAAGTACCGGTTATTGTACTCGTTGCCGCGTAGGTTGAAGGAGACCATGACCGGATCACCCGGCCGGAAGTCGTCGAGCTGGCCGCAGCGCTCTTTAGTGAATTCCAGCTTGATCGGCTGGGGATATTTGTCGCGGGTGGTCACGACAAACTCGCGTTTGGAAAACCCGCTGGCGAACTGCTGCTCGGGATAGATTTCAAGAAGGGTACCTTTGATTTCGTAGGACATGATGGATTACTCTGAGACGGTTTTATTGAGGTCCTGACGCGCACGGTGGCGCGGCCAGGGGTGATTGAATTTCAATGTGCGCCAGAGGGCGCCGAGACGGAGGTGCTGCGGGAGCGCCTCGATGGTGCGTGCCTGCGCGGGCGAGAGCCGACGTCGCAGAATGGCGCGAGTGGTTCCGTTGAGCCGCATGGGTTCAGCGAATTTGAATGTTCTGCCGCTCCTCAAGGACGGCCCCTGCCACTTCGTCGCCGCCCTTTAAGTCCTCCTTAATGAGGGTTAGGTTGGGCTCGCGCTTGATGCGGACGTATTCATCGGGAAGCTCCTCAGGGGCGACCGTGAGCTTGACGCCTTGGGAGCGCCGCCACCCGATCGTGGAACGGGTATCCTTGAGCTTTAGACCGGGCTCGATGAACTGCTCCAGGTAGCGGGTCAGCCACTCCACGGTGCGCTCTGCTGCCTGCTGACGCTTCGCAAGACGGGTCTTCTCGGCCTTTAGGGCCTCGGCCTCCGCCCGGTGGTTTTTAATCATCGCGGCGATGTTCAGGGCTTTTGTGTCGCGCTCATCCTCGATCCGGGACAACGCTTGCTCGATCCAGTTGAGGGCATCCTCGGTGGTGATAGGCGCTCCCTCTGGGCCCTCGGTGACGTCCCCGGACAGGACATCGGCGACCTTTTCCCAAAGCTGCTCAATTTCGAAATAAGTTTCGTACAGTCGCATGATCAGGACTCCTTCTGGGCGAGTTTGGCCTTGAGGAAGGCAACGGCCTTGCCGGCCTGCTCAGGGGTCAGGACATTGATATCCCGCAGCTTCCACCGGGTGAGCTGATCGTTATTCCAGCCGCCTTCGCGGATGATTTTGACCAGTTCGGTCAATTCCGGCGCTGGCGCGTGCTCGCTGTCGTAGACGACCTCGGTTTCCAGAGGCGCTTGTTTTGATTGCGATTGCGCGGGCACAGTCTCCAGCGGTTCGGCTGAATCAAGCCATTTTGCCAACTGTCCGCCGGTCTCCTCAGTGATCTGGAAGATGCGGTCGGTGAACAACCCGGTGCGGTCCTTCGAGGTGGCCGCGTTGTGGGTCAGGTCGATGTCGAAGACGGTCGTGAATTCGTACTCGACGCCGTCGCGCATGATGGGGGCCAGCCCGACCTTCTTGGGCAGTGCCTTACCCTTGCCGTCTTGCTCGATCACATAGTCGATCTTGGAGCGCAGGCAGCAGATCACGTGAATCGGCGACTGGAGCACCGCATTGAGGATGCCCTTGAACTGGCGACCGGCCTCATTCCAATTCATGAAGGAGTTGCCGCCACGGCGATCCAGCTTGTCCTTGTACTCGAGGATGCCTTCCCAGAAGTGGCTGGCACTGTCGATGATGACCACATCGTATCCGGCGGAGGCAGCAGCCTCGATGGCTTCAACGAACTTCTGATGGTCAAACGGTGGGGCGATCTCGCAGACATCGAAGTCGTAGCGGTCACTGTAGAGGGACGCGCTGCCGTTCTCGGTGTCGATGAGGGCGATCTTCCCGTCGGGTCCGGCAAGGCCTCGGGCGAGGCGGATGCTGGAGGTTGTTTTGCCGCTGCCGGCTGGGCCGGTGATGGCGGTCTTGAGTTTGATTCGCTTACGCGAGGCTTTCTTGAACACGGTACTATCCTTTATTTTGAGTTTGTTTTGTTGAATGGCACCGGGGACCTCCCCCGATGCCGGGAAAGGTCAGCGCCCAATACGGGCTAAAATTTCTTTTCGTCGCTCCTCCGCCGGATCGAAGGTCTCGTATCGTCGAATCTCTTCGAAGGTTACCCGGAAGGGGCGGAATCCCCGCAGCGTCTTGATCTTCTTGTCCCGGATCATCCGGCGGATGGTCTCGGGGTGCAGGCACCATCGGGCGGCTAACTCCTCGACGGTGAAGACTGCTTTTAACGGTGGCTCGGGAAAAGCTGTGGAAGCGGGTTCTGCTTCAGTTCGAGTAAGTCTATCATATTCTGGCATTCAGTCTCCTGGTTGTGTTTCAACAACCGGGGAACATTTCCGGAAAATGGCTCAAAAAAGGGGCTAACTGTTACGTTAACCCCTGATAATCAATGAAATGGAAAAATTTTTGGATTTCCGGATTTTTTTCCGGATTGGGCCTTAACCGTGTTCCTGAAGCAAATCTAGAAGCTCATCCCGGATGGCCGGCCACGTGTTTTGATCCTGAGCCTCCAAAGCGGAGATAACCTCCATCAGGAGCCCGTTATCAGAGCTGGAAATGATAGGCTGATGCTCCAGAAATGACTCGTTGAAGCGTTCGAGCTTGCGGACGCCAATGACCTTGCGACGGATTCCCACCAGATCGAACAGAATGGCATAAGTGCCACCCCTGCCCCGGTAACGCTTGAGCTTTTCGTCGAAGGTCGAGTTGGCCATGCCCAGCATCGAAGCTGCCTTGCTAATCGAACCAGCCGCCAAGACTGTGAGAATCCATTGAAAGTATTCCGGTTCCACTTCACGCGAAATCGCAGAAAGCCTGTCTGCCAGTCCCTCCTTCAAAGCAGAGTTCTCATCCTTGAGCTTGTGGAAGTCCTTTCCGATTTCGGCAAAGCCGCGCTCGATGGCATAAAGATATGGAGATCCTTGAGCCTCATTTACCGAACCGTCTAAACCGTTCAGCAACACCCGCCATTGCTGTTTCCCCTGCAGCGACCATTCTAGCCTTTTCGGAGTCAGTTCAAAGTTGCCATCCAGCGTGAATTTTGGCCATTCGGCCTTGCGCAAAAAGCTGTCCAGTCCTTCGTTCTGGCTGAGAGTACTGGGTGACAAAATGATTTGTCGCTGGTTGGTATCCATCCACAGACGGTTGATCATTTTGAATAAGGTCTCAGCACTGTTGCCACCGCCCAAATGAACGCCGAAGGCCTCGCCACAAATGGTAATGGTTCCCACTGAAACGAGGTAGGTCTGGGTGATGGGACGGCGGTCTGGGATTGCCTGGAGCAAACCCGCCAGATCCTGACGCAGTCGGCTGAAGTTGGGCTTATACTGGACGATTTCAGACTTGGTAAATACTCTTCGTTCGCAGTATCCCTCATCACATACACCCACGATGCTACCATCGGGCCGATCCACGATCCGGTAACAGCAGGAGGTGGAGGAACTCTGCTCGCAGGGCATCGTCGTAGCGGGATTCTCCGTTGGAATCAGCCACGGTTTTACGATCGCAAAATCTGATTGAAGCACCTTTTCCCAGCTTGGGAGCGGGTAAGGCGAACTCATACCTTGGTCAAGACATCGAAATACGTAACTCCTGTTGCTCACTGCCATTAATTTGTCCTTGTACGATGAATCCACGGCGCATGAGCCACTCTTCCACCAAAGGGGCATCTTCATACCGGCCATAGAGGGCTACGTTGGCGGGTTTGATTGTGACGCTACGCGGAGTCGCGTTGCCCTCGAATTGAATTCTGAAAGTCGCCTTCTTCAGATCAAAACTGTCTGCGATTTGAAAATCCTGCTGTTCAAAGTGGGTGAAGAGATCCGCAGCACGTCGCGTGGAGACATCGATCCCATCAATTTTGACCGTCCACTCCAACAGGGTCAGTTTTACCGATTCGATACCGGGAACATCGAGAACATTCAGACTGTGCCGCCCCAAGGTCCTCAAGGGTTCAAGGGAGTACTTGCTCGTTCCGGCAAACTGGTTGTCGCGACCGAACATGTAGAAACTAAAGTGCTTGCGGTACTCGTTGCGGATTTTCTTGGTCTTGGCATTGATCCCCAGTTCATTGGTAAGCTGATTGTAGATCAAAAAATCGTATTTTTGAGGTCTGAAGGCGACAATCCCACTTCGCCCATTTTCAAGGGTGGCCTCACGGCGATAAAGATCGCCCCGGCGTACGAGAAACCACATCTCATGGGCGCGTGGAAAAATGTGCACTCGCGTGCCGGTTCCATGACCGCAATTGCCAAAAAAGATATCCAGAGAACGTTCCAGTGATTGCAGGGTACCTGGCGACGGAGCTTCTGCGGTCTCATCATCCAATGCGCTGAAATATTCAAATGAGCGCACCCTCAGCATCGTCAATTCAGCATGCTTGTTCCAGAGGCTCTGTTGGTCTGCCATCCAAAGACGCAGCACGATTTCAGCCTGGGTCATTTCATTATCAAGCTTGATGCCCACGCGGAGGGCTTCATCGAGCAAAACGTCGAGGGCCGAGGGAATGGACATTTCTTTGACGCAGAAAAGCGCATCAATGAGATCACTTGGGGTATCGGGTCCGGGCTCCATCAGGGCCTCGATAATCGCGATAAGATCAAGCTCGGCGTCCAAAGATATTCCTCGACTTCGCCAGAAGTCAGGAAAGTTGCCCAAAAATTGCCGCAGAATGGTGGGATTGATCTTCGACAGGGTTCTCGAGCGGGTAAAAGCAGTTGCTGATATAGTGGCCATAAACGTACATAAAGAAGGAGGGTTGCGCCATTATTCTGACACTCTGCTCCGCCGGCCAGATTAGCGGGGCTGGCCTCCCCTAAGAGACCGCATTCCTACACGGAATTCGGGTGGAGAGTCACCTGCTCCACCAGCGGCAATCACCCTCCTGTACCGGGGCGCTCCGGCCAACAAAGAATCAATCGCAAATCCAGTTTAAACGATTAACCAATCGCCATGGCAAGCACAAATAGGTGAAAACTTGTTCACATAGTCTGCGGCGGCTTGATTGGTTGAGAAACTTTTACTTGAAGCATATGCTTATTACCATAAAAACAAGGCTGTGTGTGTTCCCATAAATGACGTTCAAAGTGCTGCCATGCCCAGCAAACCTAATTTAGGCAAAACTCGTGAAGCAGGATCTTTTGAGCCAGAAAAATTAGTTTTTTCAAAGCAACGGGTCGCCGATCACGGTGAAGTATTCACCCCAGCTTGGCTGGTTGAGGCGATGCTCGATTTGGTTAAGGACGAAACGGAGCGCATTGATTCACGTTTTCTGGAGCCTGCCTGTGGAAGTGGAAATTTCCTCGTAAAGATATTACAGCGTAAGCTGGCGGCAGTAGAGGAAAAATACGGAAGGTCTGATTTTGAGAATAAGCACTTCGCTTTGCTAGGGCTGATGTCGATATACGGCATTGAGTTGCTCCCCGACAATGTTGCCAAGTGCCGTGCAAACCTCCTCGAAATTATGGGAGAATTCCTGAATTTAAGCCCGTCTGATAACGTTTTTAAGGCCGCCTTCTTTGTGTTGCAGGAGAACATCGTCCATGGAGACGCGCTATCGATGTGCCAGGAGAACGGCGACGCGATCACCTTCGCCGAATGGGGATACCTCGGTAAAGGAAAGTTTCAGCGTAGAGACTTTCGCTTCGATGCGCTAACGCAGTCCTCTGCCTTCAGCGAGGAAGGTTCACTCTTTGCAAACCTCGGAAAGCATGAGATTTTCGTGCCGAAAAAAACTTATCCTCCCATGACTATTGAGCAACTGGCGAAAATGGTCTCCACAGTGGAACCAAATGGAAGGCCAAGGAATGAGTAAAAATCCTCACTCCTTTACGGATCAGGAAACTCTGGTTCTAATTGTGGCAGATTCGCCAAAATTCAAGGTCAGGCCGTCACGATAGAAAACCATTATGCCGATGGTAAAACATAGCCAACTATTAGTCTTAGATGAAACGGTCCGCGTCCAGAGGATCGACAAGGCCGAGTACATTTCGCTCACGGATATCGCCAAGTTCCGAAATCCGGATGCTCCCGCTGACATCATCAAAAACTGGCTCCGCACCAGAAGCACGATCGATCTACTTGGCCTCTGGGAGAAGCTGAATAACCCCGACTTCAAACTGGTCGAATTCGACCAGTTTAGATTCCAAGCGGGGGAAAATGCCTTTGTGCTATCGCCAAAGAAATGGATCGAGACGACTCACGCGATTGGTTTGCTTTCAAAGTCAGGCCGTTATGGCGGCACCTTTGCCCACCGTGACATTGCCTTCGAGTTTGCCTCTTGGGTCTCGGTTGAGTTCAAGCTTTACCTGATCAAAGAATTCCAGCGCCTGCAGGAGGCGGAACAAAAACAACTCGGCTGGGACATAAAGCGTAACCTAACCAAAATCAACTACCGCATCCATACCGATGCAATTCTGGCCAACCTGATTCCTCCAGAGCTAACGGGAAGCCAGATCAGTCTCATTTACGCTAGTGAAGCCGACGTCTTGAACATGGCGCTCTTCGGCAAGACAGCGAAGGAATGGCGCGATGCCAACCCCGGTGAAAAAGGCAACATTCGCGATCAGGCCAACGCGTCCCAGCTCGTTTGCTTGGCCAACCTTGAAAACCTAAATGCGCTATTCATCAATGAAGGAATGGCACAAGACGAACGCCTGAAGAAGCTCAACCACATCGCGATTGAGCAAATGGAGATACTCACCAGCGATCAAAACCTTAAGCGTCTGGAATCCCGCCAGCAATGATTAAACAGGCACAATTCTCTCTGCGAGGGCGTAATCCGGACGTGCTGACCTGCATCGCCAACCTCTCCAATGACGAGGTCTTTACTCCACCAGAGTTTGCAAACCGGATGCTGGACACTCTGGCTGAAGCCTGGGCAGAAAGTAACGAAGGCGCGAGTATCTGGGAGGATAAAACAGTCACTTTTTTGGATCCCTGCACCAAGTCTGGAGTATTTCTGCGAGAGATTACCAACCGCCTAAACAAGGGTCTGAAAGATAAAATTCCTATCTTACAGGAGCGAGTAGATCACATCCTCACCAAGCAAGTGTTTGGCATCGGCATCACCCGCATCACCAGCTTATTGGCCCGCCGAAGCCTCTACTGCTCTAAGTTTGCCAATGGTCCACATTCCATCGCGCAGTCATTCACTGGAGATGCTGGCAACGTCTGGTTCGAGCGAATGGAGCACACTTGGCAGGGCAACAAGTGCAAGTTTTGCGGCGCGCCAAAAGCCATTTTGGATCGGGGGGCCGATGTAGAAAACTACGCATATGCTTTTATTCACACCGACAATATTAAGGCTCGAGTAGCCGAACTATTTGGAGACAACATGCAATTCGACGTTATTATTGGAAATCCTCCCTATCAAATGAAGGGCGGCGCTGGAGGCTCTAGCGACTCATCAATTTATCACTTATTTGTGGAACAGGCAAAAAATCTGGAGCCAAAGTTTCTCTCGATGGTTCTTCCTTCACGTTGGCTTGCTGGAGGGCGTGGAATGGATGAGTTTCGCAAGGAAATGCTCTCTTCTAGAAAGCTTGTAAGCCTCGTGGACTACCCAGTGTCGAAAGAGATTTTCCCAAATGTAGAAGTTAAGGGAGGTATTAGCTATTTTCTTTGGTCAGGCCAACACGAGGGTAACTGTCAGGTTTCAGTGATCAGGGGCACTGAAGTGTCGACATCATCCCGGCCCCTAAATGAATTTGATGTCTTTGTTCGGGATGCAAGGTCGGTAGGAATACTGAGAAAAGTATTAAAGCTCGGAGAGCCTTCAATCACAGAAATTCTCACCGCGGATACTCCTTTTGGCATAGCCACCAATTTTGACGGCTTTCATTCAAAGATGCAAAACGGAGATGTAAGTCTGTACTACGTCCGAAAGGGTAAGCGCGATATCGGATTCATGCATCGAGACGAGATATCGAAGAACGTTCAACTGATCGATAAATGGAAAGTGCTACCTCCAGAAGCTGGCTCAGACGGAGGCCAAAAAATCCCTGATTTTGTAATTGGAAAGCCTTGGATATCGGAACCACCTTCCGTATGCACCCAATCCTTTTTAGCTTTTTGGGTCGACTCCCAGCTCGCTGCTAAGAGCCTGCATTCATACATTTGCACAAAGTTCTTCAGGCACCTTGTTTCACTTAGAAAACTTACTCAACACGCATTGCGCTCCACTTACATGTGGGTCCCTCAACAAACATGGGATCGAGAATGGACTGACGAAACGCTCTACAAAAAATACAAGCTGACCCAAGAAGAAATCTCTTATATCGAATCCATAATTCGACCAATGGAACAGGGTAGCAACAGCAATGATGTCTAAACCCACCATCGAGCAAATCCTCGAGCCGAAGCCTGAGGCTCGTCCGCGCATTTACGCCTACGCCATTGATGACGCGGCGCATGCAGGTTTGCTCAAGGTGGGGCAGACTACGCGCGATGTGAAACAGCGGGTGGCGGAGCAGCTAAAGACGGCGGCAATCAAGAATTACCGAATCGAAATAGACGAACCAGCCGAGCGGGATGATGGGACGTTGTTCTCCGACCACGAGGTGCGTGCGGCTTTAACCAAGAAGGGTTTTGAGAATGTCGAGTTGGAGTGGATGCGATGCACGGTCGAAGATGTGAAGACTGTGCTGACGGAGCTGTGCACGGGTCAGCGGTTCTCTGGTAAACACACCGAGACCTTCTCTATGCGGGCAGAGCAATACGCTGCCGTAGAGAAGACGCACGACTACTTCCACTCAATCTGGAAAGAAGACATGCACGCCGTGCCGCGCTTTCTCTGGAACGCAAAAATGCGCTTTGGTAAGACCTTTACCACCTATCAGCTTGCGAAGAAACTGGGTGCCAAACGGGTGCTGGTGGTGACTTTCAAACCTGCGGTGGAGGATGCTTGGCAGACAGATCTCGAATCGCATGTTGATTTCGACTGTTGGCAATACCTCTCCCGCAATTCTGACAGCGACCCATCTCAGATTTCCCGCCGCAAACCACTGGTCTACTTCGGTTCGTTTCAGGATCTGCTGGGGCGCGACAAAGTGGGTAATATCAAGGCCAAAAACGAGTGGCTCCATACCATCAATTGGGATCTTGTGGTCTTTGATGAGTATCACTTCGGCGCATGGCGCGAGACGGCGAAGGAATTATTCGAGGGTGAGGAGGAAGCTGCTGCAAAAAAAGAAACCAAGCTAGAATACGCTGCTGATCTGGAGAATGTGAACGCAGATCTCAGCGAACTATCCGAAAAAGAAACCGATTTCCTGCCGATCACTACCAAAGCCTACCTCTACCTTTCCGGCACACCTTTCAAGGCACTAGCAACTGGGGAGTTCATTGAAGAGGCAATATTCAATTGGACGTACACCGACGAGCAGCGGGCAAAAGAAATGTTTGGCAGAGAACATCCCGACAGGCGCAACCCATATGGGGCCTTACCACAGATGCGCCTATTGACCTATCAGATGCCGGATGAGTTGGTTTCTATCGCCAGTGGAGGGGAATTTGACGAGTTCGATCTGAACGCATTTTTTGAAGCGACCGGCTGCGGAGATAAGGCCGAGTTTAAGCACAAGAATGATGTGCAAAAGTGGCTCGATATCATTCGGGGCGGTTACACGGCAAAGGCGGCAGAGAGTCTTAAAACCGGAACACGCCCTCCATTCCCGTATTCAGACGTGCGCCTCTTGCCTTATCTCCAGCACTCTTTCTGGTTTCTGCCCAATGTTGCGGCCTGCCATGCGATGGCGAACCTGCTAGCTGAAAAGCAGAACGTCTTCTGGAAGGCTTACAAGGTGATTGTCGCCGCCGGTTCTTCTGCCGGAATAGGGTTACAAGCATTGCCGCCGGTGCGAAAAGCAGTTGGTAGTGGCTTTGACACGCAAACCATCACCCTTTCCTGCGGCAAACTCACTACTGGGGTAACCGTGCCACAGTGGTCGTCTATCCTGATGCTACGAAATCTGAAATCCCCGGAAAGCTACTTCCAGGCGGCTTTCCGAGTGCAATCTCCGTGGTCGATAAAGAACCCAAATGGAGACGACCCAAACGAGGAGGAGATCATCAAGCCAGTTTGTTTCGTTTTCGACTTCGCACCCACACGAGCGTTACGCCAGATTTCGGAATACGGGATCGGCCTTTCTCCGAACGAACTAAATCCCGAGAACGCGGTGAAAGATCTGGTATCGTTTTTACCCGTGTTGGCTTACGACGGAGCGAACATGACCCAAATCGATGCTGGTGGAATCCTGGACATCGCTATGGCGGGCACTTCCGCTACTTTGCTGGCCCGCAAGTGGGAAAGCGCCTTGCTGGTAAATGTGGACAACGACACGTTGCGCCGCATCCTTGAAAACGATGAAGCAATGGCCGCCGTGGGGCGCATCGAAGGCTGGCGCGCCCTTGGCGACAACATCATCGAAACTATTATCAACAAAGCAGAGAAGATCAAAGACATCAAAAAGAAAGCGAAGGACAAAGAGCTCACGAAGAAGGAAAAGAAGGAACTCAGCGACGAGGAGAAGGAATTCAAATCAAAGCGAAAGATGGTACAGGAAAAACTTATCAAGTTTGCGACACGCATCCCGGCCTTCATGTATCTAACCGATTTCCGTGAGAACAAACTGGAGGATGTCATAACAAAGCTCGAACCTGATCTATTCCTGACGGTCACTGGATTGACCGTGAAGGATTTCCACCTACTTGTACGTCTTAAGGTTTTTAATACAGAGCAAATGAACCAGGCTGTGTTCGCCTTCCGCAGGTACGAGGATGCCTCTCTTCGATACACAGGAATTGAAAGCCATGAAGGACTTTCACATTACGGTTTATACAACACTGTGGTTGCGCGTGAATCATATGCTTAATCATTGGGCCCAATTCCAAAATACTGCCCCGCATCTTCCGCCGTGGCCACCCCGAGGTAGTGGTCCCACAAAATAGCCTGATTCTTGTGACTGACCAGCAGGGCCGTTTTTCCCGGATCCCGGTGAAGGGCAACATGGTAGCTGACGAATGAGTGGCGCAGGCAATTCTTTGGCGGGGCCTTGGGCTGCAGCTTCCCCTTACTCGCCTTGGCGGCGGCTTTTGTTACAAGCAGGCCCGCGCGAGCGAGTGCAGCTTCCCGACGGCGGGCAAATTCCCTCGGAGTCATCTTGAAAGCAGCCGCAGGCGTACGCTCCAGCCATGACCAAAGGTTGTCCGGTAAGCCCTCGATGAAGTGGCGCCGGCCCTTCTTGGTTTTGGCAGCGGGGGTGAGGATCGCCCGGTTCTTGAAGTCCAGTTCATCCCGAGAAAGGCGACTGATGGCCGATGAGCGCATTCCGGCAAAGGCACCAAGGGCGAGGAGTCCGCAAATTTCCGGATCCACCTTTTCATTCGCCCGGAACAATGCCTCTGTCTCGGCAACCGTGAGAATCCCTGGCTCAGCCAGGTGAACCTTTGGGGTGGGAACGGCGGAGGCCGGATTGGATTGGGTCCATTCCTGACGGATGAACCATTTGAACGCCCCAACCAGATAGGTCCGGTAATGCTTTTTGCTCAGTGCCTGAAACGGCAGATCATGAATGAACTCAGAAATGTCCTGTGACGTTATGTCCCGCAATGGCTTCTCCCCGTACTTTGCAGAGAAACGCTCAAGCGCGCGCAGGATTTGCTTCTGGTAGGCTTCATCCCGACCGGCCCGTTGCATTTCCAGCAGGTAAGCCTGCATTGCTTCCGAGAATGTCCTGTCGCCCTCAGTGGCGTGATTGGCCAGCCAGAATTCCGCCATTTCCACTGGATCCACTCCAGGGAGAATTTCGGTCACCATCTGCCATCTCCGGGCGAGCGCCTTATCAAACTGAAAGACCTCGGTGCCGTGTTGGGCGATCTCCTTGTTGAACTCGCGGACAAACTTATCCCGCTCTTTTTCGGTGGCAAAGAACCGGCTACGCGGCTTTCGATTGACCCACCAGCGGGCTTCCCACGGCCTGCGGCGGCCGTCACGGTAATGCGCCTTGATTTCCAT